GGTGTCTGATAATTACCTCCGTATGCCTGAACGCAAACCTGATTGGGTCTAAATTATGACAAGTGAATTTCTTTTTGTGGAAAAATATCGTCCTCAAGTAATTGGGGATTGTATTCTTCCTGATGATACTAAAAAAACATTTAAGGAGTTTGTAGAGAAGGGTGAGATTCCAAATCTCCTTCTTGCAGGTCCTCCTGGTATTGGTAAAACCACTATTGCAAAAGCACTGTGTAATGAATTAGGGGCAGATTACTATGTCATCAACGGATCCGACGAAGGACGTTTCCTGGATACTGTACGGAACCAAGCAAAGAACTTCGCTTCGACCGTCTCACTTACGGGATCTTCTAAACACAAAGTCATCATCATCGATGAGGCAGATAACACAGGAAACGACGTACAACTCCTACTACGGGCAAATATTGAGGCATTTTATAGCAATTGCCGATTCATCTTCACCTGCAACTACAAGAACAAAATTATCGAACCTCTTCACTCCCGTTGTGCAGTCATCGATTTTACAATCAAAGGAAAGCAAAGAGTTCAACTTGCAGGATCTTTCTTTCAACGACTTCAATCAATCTTGGATGTGGAAAAGATTGAATATGATCAAAAAGTCGTGGCGGAATTGGTATCGAAACACTTCCCAGATTTCCGAAGGGTTCTAAATGAGATCCAACGTTACTCAACTGGTGGTAAGATTGACTCTGGTATCCTCGCATCGTTCTCCGATGTTTCTCTAAATGATCTCATTAAAAGTCTCAAAGAAAAGAACTTTACGGAAGTTCGTAAATGGGTCGTCAATAATCTTGATAATGACTCTGGTGTACTTCTCCGCCGTCTTTACGATGTTCTTCTTACATCCCTTGAAAATGGCAGCATTCCTTCTGCTGTGCTTATTATTGCTAAGTATCAGTATCAGATTGCATTTGTTGCAGACCAAGAAATAAATCTCTTGGCAGCACTAACCGAAATTATGTGTGAGTGTGAGTTTAAATGAAAGTAAGAACTTTTCCATTAAAAACTTGTCTTCGTTATCCTGGTGGTAAATCCAAAGCAACTAAGACTCTTTCTCCTTGGTATCCTGAAAACTTTAAAGAGTATCGGGAACCTTTTATTGGTGGAGGTTCTGTTGCGTTTTATACTACTCAAGCATATCCAGATGTCCCTGTCTGGATTAATGATTTATATGTTCCTCTATACAACTTCTGGGTTCAACTTCGTGATAATGGAGAAGAACTATCCGAACGACTGAAAGAGATTAAAACTAAAGTATCTGACTTTGGAACTCAGGATGAGAAAGATGCTGCTCATAAAGAACTCTTTAATCAAACTCGTGTAGACATCAATACTCAAGAGGGACTTGAGAGAGCAACAAGTTTCTTCATCTTGAATAAGTGTAGTTTCTCTGGTCTTACAGAGAACAGTACATTCTCAGTTACTGCTTCTCGTTCCAACTTCTCTTTCGTTGGTATTGAGAAACTCAAAGAGTATTCCAAACTGATGAAGAATTGGAAGATTACAAATATTGATTACTCCGAAGTAATGAATGCACCTGGAGATGATGTGTTTGTATTCTTAGATCCTCCTTATGACATCAAGGATTTTCTTTATGGTAAGAACCGTGAGATGCACAAGTCATTTGACCACGATGTATTTGCAGAGAATGTCTATAAGTGTCCACATAAGTTTATGATTACCTATAATGTAAACGATAGACTTCTGGAACTATACAAAGATTATGAGTTGACATATTGGAAACTTCGTTACTCCATGGCACATCGTGGAGACAAAGGAACTGATGAAAATGTGAAAACAGAACTCTTAGTCACTAACTATCCTATTGTAAAAAATAATCCCTTGGAGAGTCTTCTTTATGAGTGAATTAAAAGATTGGTTAAACTCCATTAACTTTACAAAAGAAGATCTTTCTGAGGACATTAAAGATTATCCTTCATTCATTATTAATCGTTGTTTGTCTGGTCATATTGATTGTATCTTATTTGCAAATGAGATGAATATGAATTCTCATCTTGACAAAGACATGCAGTATTCTTTTTATCTAAATAGTCTTAGGAAACGGAAGAGATTTTCTCCCTGGCTCCGTAAAGATAAAGTCAAAGATTTAGAATGCTTTAAACAATACTATGGTTATATTAATGATAAAGCATCTCAAGCTTTTAAGATTCTAAATAAAGAACAACTTAATTTTATTAAACAACGACTTGAAACTGGCGGAACGAAATGACTACTCAAACAATTGAACCACAAGTAAACTGGTCTCCCGATATGATGGTGGAGGTCGTTTTGAATGAACCTGATGATTTTCTGAAGGTACGTGAAACTTTGACTCGTATCGGAGTTGCGTCCAGAAAGGAGAAAAAACTATATCAATCATGCCATATTCTGCACAAACAGGGTAGGTATTATGTTGTTCACTTTAAAGAATTGTTTGCTCTTGATGGTAAACATGCAAACCTTACGGTGAATGACGTTCAACGTAGAAATCGTATCACTCGTCTTCTGTCCGATTGGGGACTCATCACTGTTGTGAAAGAAGACTCTATTATCGATATTGCTCCTTTGAATCAAATCAAGGTCCTTGCTTACAAAGATAAGAACGATTGGATTCTGGAACAGAAGTACAATATCGGTAAGAAAGGAAAGGGACAGGAAACCGAATGATTTTGTAGGGGGTTCAACACCCTCTTTTTTATGATTACTTGTATAATTAGTAGTGGATGCCGAAAGGGTCCACAAAAAACAAACTCGCTTTAAAAGGAGCTACAATAATGACTAACCTCACAAGGTATACATCTGCGGATCTTCCTGCTCTTCTGGATAAGATTACACGTAACAGTATCGGGATGGATGAATATCTTGATCGTATCTTTAATGTTCATGAAACTACATCAAATTATCCCCCATACAATCTTGTTCAGATAAGTAATGTAGAATCTCATCTAGAAATTGCTCTTGCTGGATTCAAAAAGGAGGAAGTTCATGCGTACACAGAGTATGGAAAACTTTTTGTCGAAGGACAAAAATCAGATTCCGAATCGGACAAGACGTTTATCCACAAGGGATTGGCTCAAAGAAGTTTCAAACGAGCCTGGACTTTATCCGACGACACAGAAGTATCCAACGTCACATTCGAAGACGGACTCCTTAGAATTGAATTGAAAAAGATTGTTCCAGACCATCATCAGAGAAGGGATTATATCTAAATAAAAGAAAAAAAACATGAAAACCTTCCAGCAATTTATGGAGAAAGTGGGAGATTTTGGAAATCCTCCAGAAAAAACAAAAGTGAAATGTTACAAAACAATTCCTTATGCTATGGCTCCTGGAGGAAAAGCATGTGCTAAAAGATCATCATCAAGTGCTGGTGGGGATTGAATAAATATAATTGAATATCGTCGGCGCAGGGGATCGACTGGCAAAATCCAGTTGACTTCCCCTCTTTTTATTGGTATAGTAGTTGGAGGTATTGGAGTATTATGACTGTAAAACTTGCTCATTTGAAATCTGGAGAGAATATTATTTCCGATATTCAAGAAATGATAGTGGATGAACGAGTAGTTGGATATTTGTTTAATAAACCTCAGGTTGTTCTTTTGAAAGATTTTGAGATTCTTTCTAAGAATAATGAGGATACACTTAAGCACTCTTTTGATATCAATCTTTTTCCTTGGATTCCCTTTACGAAGGATGAACAGATTCCAGTTCCCAGTGATTGGGTAGTTACTCTTGTGGAACCACTGGAAAAACTAAAGAATATGTATGAAAAAAATGTATTAAAAGTTGGAGAACAAAATGACGAAGTTGATTTTACTGATGAACAATCAGATTCTGGTATCGCAGATTGAAGAAGTCCCATCAGAACTTGGAGAACCAGATTGTAAGTTGATTGAACCTTTCATTTTAAATGAAGCAGATGAAACTCTTTCTCCTTGGTTAGTTGGAGTTTGTTCTCAGAATACTTTTATGATTCACTCCGATAAGATTCTGACAATTGCTGATCCCAAACCAACACTTCTTGAAAAGTACCAGAACTTGATTAAATGAGATTTTATACCAACGTGCAAATGATCGGGAATCAGTTTCTCGTTCGTGGTTATGAAAATGGTAAAAGTGTAATGTTCAAAGAAGAGTTTTCACCAACTCTCTTTGTTCCTTCCAAAAAAGAATCAAAGTATAAAACTCTTGATGGTGAAAATGTTGAACCGATTGTTCCTGGTTCTGTTCGGGAATGTAGAGAGTTTTATAAGAAATACGAGAACGTAGATGGATTCAAAATCTACGGTAACGATCGTTATGTCTTTCAGTATATTTCCGAAAAGTATCCTGAAGATGAGATTAAGTTTGATATCACAAAAATTAAACTGGCAACTCTTGATATTGAGGTTGCTTCCGAGAATGGATTCCCAGATACTGAATCTGCTTCTGAAGAAATTCTGACTATTACTATTCAGGATTATGCAACTAAGAAAATCGTTACCTGGGGCGTAAAACCTTTCAACAATAAACAATCAAATGTAAAGTATATTGAATGTGGATCTGAGTACCAACTTCTTCAAAACTTTCTTGATTATTGGATAAAAAATATCCCCGAAGTAATCACAGGTTGGAATATTCAGTTTTACGATATTCCATATATTTGTCGTCGTCTCAATCGAGTTTTGGGTGAGAAGATGATGAAATCTTTCTCTCCTTGGGGACTTGTGAGTGAAAGAGAAGTTGTAGTAATGGGAAGAAAGCAGATTTCTTATGATGTTGGTGGTATCACTCAACTTGATTATCTTGATCTTTATAAGAAGTTTACTTATAAAGCACAAGAATCATATCGTCTCGATTATATTGCTGAAGTAGAACTTGGGCAGAAGAAACTCGATCACTCAGAGTTTGATACATTTAAAGATTTCTATACTAAAGACTGGCAAAAGTTTGTAGAATATAACATCGTTGACGTGGAACTGGTGGATCGTCTTGAGGACAAGATGAAACTCATCGAACTTGCGATTACGATGGCATATGATGCAAAAGTAAACTATGCTGATGTATTCTTTCAGGTTCGGATGTGGGATAATATTATCTACAACTATCTGAAAAAACGTAATGTTGTTATTCCACCAAAAGAAAAAACAGAGAAAGATGCGAAGTATGCTGGTGCTTATGTAAAGGAACCAAAGCCTGGAGTGTATGATTGGGTTGTTAACTTTGACTTGAACTCTCTATATCCACACCTAATTATGATGTATAACATCTCACCAGAAACTCTGATGGATGAGAGGCATCCCACTGCTTCTGTGGATAAGATTCTTAATCAGCAGGTTAGTTTTGAGTTGCATAAGGACTATGCGGTGTGTGCTAATGGTGCCATGTACCGTAAGGACTTCCGTGGAATGCTTCCCGAACTAATGGAGAAGATGTATAACGAACGAGTTATCTTCAAAAAGAAGATGATTGTAGCAAAAAAAGAATATGAAAAAACACCAACAAAAGAACTTGAAAAGGAGATTGCAAGGTGTAACAACATCCAAATGGCAAAGAAGATTTCTCTTAACTCTGCTTATGGTGCTATCGGCAATCAGTATTTCAGGTATTTCAAACTAGAAAATGCTGAGGCAATCACTCTTTCGGGACAGGTTGCTATTCGTTGGATTGAGGGAAAGATGAACACCTACCTCAACAAGATTCTTAAGACGGAGAATGTTGACTATGTTATTGCTTCAGATACTGATTCTATTTACCTTAATATGGGCCCTTTGGTTGAATGTGTATTCAAAGGAAGAGAGAAAACTACTGAGAGCATCGTTTCATTCCTTGATAAGGTGTGTCAAATGGAACTTGAAAAATATATTGAAAGTTCTTACCAAGAACTGGCTGACTATGTAAATGCTTATGACCAGAAGATGTTCATGAAACGTGAGAATATTGCGGATCGTGGTATCTGGACTGCAAAGAAGCGTTATATTCTCAACGTTTGGGATAGTGAAGGTGTTCGATATACTGAACCAAAACTCAAGATTATGGGTATTGAGGCAGTTAAATCATCTACTCCAGCACCCTGTCGTAAGATGATTAAGGATGCACTGAAACTAATGATGAGTGGAACTGAAGATGATGTGATTGACTTTATTGAAAAGAGTAGGAGTGACTTTAAGAAACTTCCACCAGAGCAAGTATCATTCCCTCGTTCTGCATCTGATGTAAATAAGTATAAATCCAGTGCTTCAATCTACGAAAAGGGAACACCTATTCACGTTCGTGGAGCACTTCTTTATAATCACTACATTAAGAAAGAGAATCTTACAAACAAGTATTCTCTTATTCAGAATGGAGAAAAAATTAAGTTCTGCTATCTCAAAAAACCAAACTCTATTCATGAAAATGTAATCTCATATATTCAAGATTTCCCACGGGAACTTGGGATTGACAAATACGTTGACTACGATTTACAATTTGAGAAAGCATTTCTAGAACCTATGAAAGTCATCCTAGATTCGATTGGATGGAGTGTGGAAAAAACTGTAAACCTTGATTCATTTTTTGCCTAATGGATTTCCTTAAAGATATTGTAAAAGAGATTGGTGATGACTTCACTAAACTTGCAGCAGATATTGACGAAACAGAAACTTATGTCGATACGGGGTCATACATTTTTAATGCACTGGTTTCAGGTAGCATATTTGGTGGTGTATCTGGGAATAAGATTACTGCTATTGCTGGAGAGTCTTCTACTGGAAAGACTTTTTTCTCTCTCGCAGTGGTTAAGAACTTTCTTGATACTCATCCCGATGGTTACTGTCTCTACTTTGACACTGAGGCTGCTATCACCAAATCTTTGATCGAATCCCGTGGAATTGATACTACTCGTCTGGTTGTTGTTAACGTCGTTACTATTGAAGAGTTTCGTACAAAGGCACTCAAAGCGGTAGACATGTATCTCAAGAAACCTCTAGAGGAACGCAAACCTTGTATGTTTGTGCTAGACTCTTTAGGTATGCTCTCCACAACTAAAGAGATTACTGATGCACTGAATGAAAAAGAAGTTCGAGACATGACTAAATCTCAACTTATTAAAGGTGCCTTCCGAATGCTCACACTTAAATTAGGTCAAGCAAATGTCCCGCTTATTGTCACAAATCATACATACGATGTCATCGGAGCTTATGTACCAACGAAAGAAATGGGAGGAGGTTCTGGACTCAAGTACGCAGCAAGCACGATCATTTATCTCAGCAAAAAGAAAGAAAAGGACGGAACGGAAGTGGTCGGCAATATTATTAAAGCTAAGACTGCTAAGTCGCGTTTGAGTAAGGAGAACAAAGATGTTGAAGTCCGTTTGTATTATGATGAGCGCGGTCTTGATCGTTACTATGGTCTTTTGGAACTTGGTGAGATTGGTGGACTCTGGAAGAATGTAGCAGGACGTTATGAGATTGATGGTAAGAAACTTTATGCTAAGCAGATTCTGAAAGAACCTGAAATATACTTCACTGAAGAAGTGATGCAACAATTGGACGAAATCGCACGTAAGGAATTTAGTTATGGAGAAAGTTGAGTTTCTAATTCTTAGAAACCTGTTACATAATGAGGAATATGTAAGAAAAGTTATACCATTTCTAAAATCTGAATACTTTGAGGATACGAATCAAAGAATTGTCTTTGAAGAAATTCTGTCATTCATTCAAAATTATAATCAACCAGCAACAAAAGAAGTTCTTTGTATTGAAGTTGAGAAACGCAAAGATATTAATGATACTTCTTTTAAGGAAATCGTCCATCTGATTCAAAATCTCGATGATGTTCCGATTGAATTTGGTTGGTTGGTAGATACCACGGAAAAGTGGTGTCGTGATCGTGCTATTTACATCGCACTTATGGAGTCTATCCATATTGCAGATGGTAAAGATGAGAAGAAAAATCGTGATAGTATTCCTAGTATTCTTTCAGATGCTTTAGCAGTATCTTTCGATACACATATCGGACACGATTATCTGCTAGACTACGAACAAAGATACGAATCCTATCATAAGAAGGAAGAGAAAATTGAATTCGACCTTGAATACTTTAACAAAATCACAAAAGGTGGTTTACCTAATAAGACTCTCAATATCGCTCTTGCTGGTACGGGTGTCGGAAAGAGTCTCTTTATGTGCCATGTTGCTGCTTCCGTCTTATTGCAAGGCAGGAACGTTCTCTACATCACTCTTGAGATGGCGGAAGAACGAATTGCAGAACGAATTGACGCAAACCTTCTTAATGTACCGATTCAGGATATTGGGGATCTTCCGAAACAGATGTTCGAGAACAAGGTCACAAACCTTGCTAAGAAGACACAAGGCACTCTAATTATCAAAGAGTATCCAACTGCATCCGCACACTCTGGGCATTTCAAATCTCTTCTGAGTGAACTTGCTTTGAAAAAGTCATTCCGTCCAGATATTATCTTTATTGACTATCTGAACATTTGTGCATCTTCACGATATAAGGGAAATCTTTCTGTCAACTCTTATTCTTATATCAAGGCAATTGCAGAAGAACTTCGTGGTCTTGCTGTAGAATTTAATGTTCCTATCGTCAGTGCTACTCAAACAACTCGTTCTGGTTATGGTTCTTCTGATGTGGAACTGACTGATACCTCAGAATCTTTCGGTCTTCCTGCCACTGCAGACCTTATGTTTGCTCTGATTTCTACAGAAGAACTCGAAGAACTGGGTCAGATTCTTGTAAAGCAACTCAAGAATCGTTATAATGATCCAACTATTCATAAACGTTTTGTGGTTGGTATTGATCGTGCAAAGATGCGTCTTTATGATTGCGAACAGTCTGCTCAGAATGATATCCTTGACAATAAACAAGAAGAGGAGTATGATTTTGAAGATAGAAAACCAAAGAAATCATTTGAGGGATTTAAGTTTTGAACTACTATTCGGTATTTGACAAGAATGGTAAAAAAATTGCCGATTGTGCAAGTATCCGAGATGCTATTATGCTTGTCGAATTTGATTCTACAAGAACCTATCGTCAGGTTAAACATTTGAATCCTGAGACAGTTAATGTTCCTCATGTAAGACTGGATGATGATTTACAACTTCCAGCACAACAAATTTTACCCCAATCCGAATTAGAACCTTTTATTGTATGACTATTGATCTTAACAAGTATGTCGAGTTCGTTAATACGACTACCTCAAGTCCGAGTAAAGAACACACCCCGTTCATCGATCGTCTCCTTGAACTTCGTGAGAACGGATTTCCTACCGAGCGACTGCTTACTGCTGCTGTAGGTATGTCTGCAGAAGCAGGTGAGTTTACTGAGATTGTAAAGAAGATTATCTTTCAAGGTAAACCAGTAACTGAAGAAAATCTCTTTCACCTGAAACGAGAACTTGGAGATATCATGTGGTATGTTTCTCAGGCATGTATTGGACTTGATATTTCTATTGAAGAAGTAATTCAAATGAACTTTGAGAAACTGAGTGCCCGTTATCCTGAGGGTGCATTTAGTATTGAACGTTCCGAAAACCGTGTGGAGGGAGACCTGTGACTAAAGAAAAACAAGTAACACTTAAACTAGATGCTCGTGCAGCAGCAGCAGTTCGTCAAGTTTTATTCGATGCCCAAAAAGGATATACTTATGATGAAGTAAGTGTTCCTCCTCGTGTAACTGATATTCGTGAAGTAATTCAGCAACTTGATGATAGTATTGGTGCAGTACTTAGTGTTTGACCCTTCGGGGTCTTTTTTTTATAAATAACTAAAAAGTATTTGTAAAAATGGATCCTAAAGAACTACGTGGTTTAATGGAAGCATATTCTGAAGTTTATGCTCCTATTGACGAAGCAATCACCAGCGAAAAGGGTAAAGCAAAAGCAGCAGAAATGATTGCTAAGCGTTCCACTCCTTCTGGTAGAGCAAAGTCTGGTCAAGGTGCTTCTGTTGCTGCAATTAAACATATTAGTCGTGCTAATGTAGATAATCTTGGAGGAACACCACCTAATCCAAAAATTGCTAAAAATCCAGTTAAGTCTAGATCTTATGGTGGAACTGGAAACAAAGCAGCAAGAAGAGCAGCAGCACTTAAGAATGAAGAACTTGATATTTTTGATGTAGTTCTTGAGTTCCTCCAAGCAGAAGGATTTGCTGAAACTTTGGAAGAAGCAAAGTGGATGATGGCAAATATGATTGATGAAGAGATTGTTGATGCAATTCTTGATGAAGCAATCACTAGCGAAAAAGGTAAAGCAAAAGCAGCAGAAATGATTGCTAAGCGTTCTACTCCTTCTGGTAGAGCAAAAGCAGGTCAAGGTGCTAATGTCGCACTAATCAAGCACATCGGACGCTCTAATAGAGACGGACTTGGGGGAACTCCTCCTAACCGTAAAGTAGCAGGTTCCAATTGGCCAAAATCATATTCTGGAATTGGGGGAACAGGAAACAAAGCAGCAAGAAGAGCAGGAACTTATAAGGACTGATAAATAAATCGGAAGGTTGCTCTAACCCCTTGACTTTTTAGTTGGGGGGTTTTGTAATCTTTATATTTGGGGAATTAGCACAGTTGGTAGTGCGCCTGATTTGCATTCAGGAGGTCAGGAGTTCGAGTCTCCTATTCTCCATTTCTAAATACTTAAAAAGTATTTGTATAAATGACTAAGGTAAAGGATGACCAGGCATTAATTGATGGTGATGCTCCTGGTGCAAAACCAATAACATCTAATGCTGGATTTTTATATGAAGAAAATTTAATTAAAGACCTTAGATCCAAAGGATTTACTTGTGGAGATCCTGCAGGAGCTGATAATGCTAAGGCTGACTTGGAAATAACACTTCCAAAAAATGCTCCTAAAGTTACTAAGTTTGAGTTAAAGGAAAAATTATCAGCTGATTTTGCTCAGTTAAATATGGATTATGATACAACAATTAATAAATTTTATATAGATGAGAGGAAGAGTAGTAATCAAAAAGAAGCTGCTCAAACTATGATAGGAATTGCAAAAGAATTTAATATTGTTGGTCAAGCAAATAATTGGTGGAAACCAGAAAAAAATCCCCCTCAAAGATTTGTTCTTGGTAATGATTATTCTAATTTAGCAAAAAGAAAAATAGCAAGAAAATTGGATCTGAAAAATTTTCCCGACAAGTTTCTCATGGAAGGAAAAGGTGCTGCCGAAGCAGTTGAAAAATACTATAATTCAAAAAATACTTATTATATTCAAGTAAAGGGTTTTGGATTATATTATATGGGTAAAGATATTGAAAAATTTGGTGTACCAAGATTTTCTTCTATGGTTGGGAAGAGCAATATTAGAATAAGGATAAAAACAAATTCTGCCAGTCAAGAAAGATGGTCTTTTTTAATGGCTCTTAAAATTTCTGGATTGAAAAAAAGCAATTATGATTTAGATAAAGATCCTTCGTTTTTGTTGAATTAATAAATATAAGTATATTAAGATAAACCATGAAGAGTTTTTTCCAATTTTTAACTGAGGCAACACAATCTCAGGCATCATTACAAGCAAAGAAACTCAATCTTAAGAGTGATGGGCATGGGGGATGGTATGATTCCCGTGGAGAATTTGTTGCGAAAACTGAACAGGGAAAACTCAAGTTCTATAAGAGGGGTGAAAAAGTAGGGCAAAGAGATGTTCCTCCCGAAACGAAAGGAAAAGCAGCAACTCCAACAACATCTCAAGCAAAGACACAACAACAAGCACCCACACAGAAGAAATCACCTGCTGCACCGGAAGAAGAAGGACAAGATACTGCAAGTGACACTCTGACTGTTGTATTTGGTCGTTTCAATCCACCAACAGTAGGACATGAGAAACTTCTAAAGTCTGCAGATAAAGTTGCCGCTGATGGAGACCTTAAGATTTATCCTTCAAGAACACAGGATCCTAAGAAGAATCCTCTTGATCCTGATATGAAGATTTCATTCATGAAGAAGATGTTCCCTGACTATGAAGAGAACATTATTAATGATGCTGAGATGAAATCAATTTTTAATGTTCTGATTGCAGCAGCAGAATCTGGATATTCAAATGTAAACATAGTCGTTGGTTCTGATAGACAAGCAGAGTTTGAAAATCTTGCTCAGAAATACAACGGAGATCTTTATGATTTCGATTTGATTCGTGTTGTATCTGCTGGTGTTCGTGATGCAGATGCTGAAGGTGTATCTGGAATGTCCGCATCTAAGATGAGAAAGGCTGTGATGGATGATGACTTTGAATCATTCCGTAAAGGGACTCCTGAGACACTTGATGATGGTGATGCTCGTTCTTTATTTGATGCAGTTCGTCAAGGAATGGGTGCAAAGAAATCTAAAGTTCAGAAAGAAAGTTATGCACTCTGGGAGATTGCTCCTAAGTTTGATATGTTCAATCTCCGTGAGCATTATGTCACCAAAAAGATTTTTAGAATGGGTGATATTGTAGAAAACTTAAATACTGGATTGGTTGGAGAAATCATTCGTAGAGGTGCTAATCATCTTATTTGTGTAACCGAAGAAGGTTTTATGTTTAAATCTTGGATTAGAGATGTGATGGAGTATACTGAGATAAAAATGGAAAGAAAGGAAAGAGTTCCTGGAAAACCAAATACTCTCGTTGGAACTGGTGGATACTTTAAGTATGCTGCTGATATGACACCTGGATTTGAGAAAGGTGATAAGATGAATCTGCAACCTGGAGCAAAACCATACAGTGGGTATAAGCAATCTAATGTGAAGGAATTCATAAATAAGTATAAGGTAAAGAACTAATCACTTATACTCATGTCGATGAACATCCTTAACGATATCTCTGCTGTTTATCTGGAGCAGGTTGCAGAGTCTGCCGTTCCTGGAAAACCTGCTGAGAGACTTGGAGCAGTAACTGCTATTCCTAAATCTGAACAGGAAGCAGCAAGAGAAAGATTGCTTGCAAAAGCAAAGGCAAAACGTGAGAAGATGAAGACGGAAGCATTAGACCCTGTTGGAAAAGAGGATTCTGATATTGATAATGACGGTGATAGTGATAAGTCTGATAAGTATCTATTAAATCGCAGAAAGGTTCGTGGTTCTGCGATTTCTAAGAAAAAAATGAAAGAGTCTTTCTCAAACTGGAGACAAGACCTTTCTGAGGTCATGGATGATATTGAAGCAAAAAAAGAAGTCAAGGAAAAAAAAGTAAATAATAAAATCACCATTAATCCAGATTTCAAAGAATCCGTAGAAAATATGGATGGAACTCTACTTGAGATGGTAGAGATTGATGAGATGGATTATGTTGTCGAAAGTGTTTATGATGAACTTCTGGAAGAAGGTTATGAAGAAGATGATATTGAGGAAGCAATCGAGTATGCACTAACTGAAGCAAAAGTAACTTTCGGTCACGATACTCCTACTGCGGGAGAGAAAAAGAAAGGTAATCTTTTAAAGTCAGTTGGAAGACTGGCAAGGCAAAAACTTTCTAGTAAAGTTCGTGGTGCCAAAACTGCAGCAAAACAAGCAGTAGCATCTGGAGTAAGAAAGGTTGCTAAAGGTGCATTAGGTGTTGCTCGTAAGATGAAAAGTGGAGATAAAAAACCACATACTGCAGAAAGAAAACCATCAACCTATCGTGGTGCTGGTGCAGGAACTAAAGAAAGAGTAGGTAGTGGTTCTTATACTCCACCTACCAAGAAGAAAGCAGAAAAACCTGCTGATCCTTGGGAAGGAAGTTCCACAGTTCCTCAAAAACCAAAACCAAAACCAAAGGCAGAGAAACCCTCCGATCCTTGGGAGGGTAGCGCAACAACCCCAGCAAAACAAAAACCAAAAGCAGCAACTGAAAAAGCAGCAGCACCAAAAGCAAAAGCACCTGCTGCTGCTCCAAAGAGAAAAAGAAAAGCAAGTAAGTTAGATTCTTTACTCACTTCAATAAGAAGTGAAGAAGTGCAGATTGATGAGAAAGCACTTAGCAAGCAGCAGCAAAAGTTTATGGGAATGGTTTATGCTGTAAAGAAAGGTGAAATGGAAGCACCTTCACCTGAAGTTGCAAAGGCAGCAGCAGGTATGACAAAGCAGCAAGCAAAAGACTTTGCCAAGACCAAGCATAAGGGTCTTCCTCAAGTTAAAGAACAGATGGATGAACCAACTGAACCAGCAGTAGATAAGGCATCTGAGATGCAGAAGAAGAAAATCCAGGTTCAAAAGGTAAGAGAACTTACAACCAGATTGCAATCCGCAAGAAAAGGAGTTTATTAATCTCTTTTTAACAAGGGTTTTTTCTAAATAACTCAGGACCATTATCGGAGGTTATTATGTCTCTCGCAGTTATCCTGGCATGGGCAAAAGCAAATGAAGCTGCTATTGCTACCATTCTTCTCATTATTTCCGAATTCTTAGGTGCAAATAATAAGTTGAAGTCAAATGGACTTGTTTCTTTTGTTCTTCTTCAAGTTCAACAACATCTCAAAAAGAAAGGTGCAGTAGATCCTACTCCCTGAGTTTAGAAATAAAAAATCTTAAGGAGACTCTTGAATACAAGGGTCCCCTTTTTTATAAATATTCATAGCAAATAATTTTTTACGGAAAGACACATGGCACTCTGGGGAAATAATGATGCAAAGGGTTCCGGTGGTACAGTATCACTTGATTACAGCACCCTTGTAGTAACTGGTTCTGGAACCACTTTCGGTCAAGTAGGAGCCGCAGCAACGGGTGATGTAATTAGATTTGGTCCAAGAAGTGAAATTGGAAATGCTGTGATTGTTGGTATTGCAAGCACAACTCAACTTTCTATCGCATCAACGATGGGTCTTAGTGGTGCTGCTATTGCTGCTACAACTTTCTATGTTAGTGAACTGCCAAAGTACACTGTCCTTGATTCTCGTTGGTCTGAGATCAATACTAATTATGAACCACACATTTATGGTGTTGCTGATGGTGGAATTGCAGCAGCACAGGGAACTTCATATGCCCTTACTCATCAAGGATGGGTTGGTGTGACAACATATCTTGATAATACAGGAGCATTAAGAGTTAAGACTGAAACTCTCGTTGCGATGTCTGGTATCACTACAGGCAACTTGCCAATTTATGACCAGGATCCAACTGTTGCATGATAGTATATGATCTTTAATGAACTGAATGAGGATAACTTCCTCCTATTTGCCATTAAAAATTATGAGAATCCTCAGGCAGTCACGAAAGAAGATTTTGATAAAGATCTAAATCATTTCAAATACATTAAAAGACTTTTGAAACGATATAGGAACACGGGGGAACTTAAGGTTCCCCTTTTGATCAATCATTTTATCGTTCTTTATAATATCTTTGGTGAAGCAGCAACACCTATGCTGTTCTTTAAGATTGAAAAAGAATTATGGTCTACGATGAAAACATTTATTTTATTTCTGAATAAAATACCAGAGTATCCTAAATGTTATCTTCATGATATTCCTGTTGATCTAAATTGTTTAAAACAACTCCAGAAGATTTTTAAATCAAATGAACAAACTTGATAGAATTATTCAAATGATTAGAGAGCAAATGGTTGCAAATGCTCCTGGAACTTCTGGTGGATTTTCCAGTTCTTCTGATCCAGCAGGTCCAGTTGCTGGTAGAAGTCCAAAAATGTTTTTTTTACCTAGAAAGTTTGTTAAAACTTATTCTAAAGGTGGACCTGGATCTCGCAAAAAATGGTTAGATTACCTCAAATCCTCCCATGGCCGAAGAAATTAAAGTAGCAATCTTAGAACAAAAACTAGAAGATCTTAAAGATATCATCGTCAAGATAGATGATGCTATTGAAAAATTAAGTGAAGTAAATAGTAATGTAACTAAGATGCTCGCGGTCCATGAGCAAAGGATCACCAAGCAAGAGGAAACCGACACTATACTCTTTGCTAAAATTGACAAACTCCGTGATAAAGTTGACAGGGATTATGACGCACTTATTACAAGAGTACAAACGATAGAGAAGAGAGTTTGGATGGCAATCGGAGCAATTGCCTGCATAACTTTTCTTGTCAACAATACCCGTGTCATAGAAATCTTGACATTAGAACCTCAGGCATCTATAATAGAGCAACGCAACTTTAAGGCTTGATTATGGATTTTGTTGATGTTAAGTACATCAATTTGATTTCTCCACGACTTCAGAAATTTAAAAAAGTAAAGAATAATCTTTTTAATTTTCGGTGCCCTATTTGTGGAGATTCTCAGAAGAATAAGAATAAAGCACGAGGATACCTATATCAAGTCAAAAACAATACAAACTTTAAGTGCCACAACTGTGGTCTGAATATATCTTTCAATAATTTTTTAAAACAACTAGATATTAACACTCACAAGCAATATACATTTGAAAAATTTAAAGAGGGAACTACAGGAAAAAACTTTGTCGTTGATGAACCAGAGTTTAAGTTTGAAACTCCCAAGTTCAAACCAAAGTTGGATTTGCCAAGAGCATCAGAAAATCCTGACTCAAGGGCATATCTGGAAAGAAGAAAACTAAACCCTTATAAATTTTATTACACTGAAAAATTTAAGGAGTGGACCAACTCTTTAAAACTCACATTTGACTCTACAGTTAAAGATGAACCAAGGATTATTATTCCTTTGTTCTATCAAGATACCTTAGTCGGATTTCAGGGAAGAGCACTCGGTCCATCAAAGATTAAATACATTACTGTGATGCTTAATGATGACGCACCAAAAATCTATGGTCTTGATGAAGTCGAAAAAAATCAAATTGTATACATCACCGAAGGTCCATTTGACTCAACATTCGTTCGCAACTCAATTGCTATGTGTGGAGCTGATGGTGATATTGATAAGTGGGGTATTAGCAGGCGTGTTTGGATTTACGATAACGAACCACGTAATGCAGAAATCGTCAGGAGAATCCAATCTAAAATTGAGAGTGGAGAATCCGTCGTCATTTATCCAACCACAGTGACTCAAAAAGATATTAATGATATGGTTCTATCTGGACTTGATGTTCAATCTATGATAGAATCTAATACCTATTCTGGTCTAGAAGCAAAACTCAAATTTACCACCTGGAAGAAAATATGAGCAACGGTCTAAAGGTTACAAAGAGAAATGGATCTATTGAGAGTATTGATCTCGATAAGATGCATGTGATGGTTGAAGAGGCATGTAAGGGTCTTGCAGGGGTCTCTGCAAGTCAAGTTGAGATGAAGTCAGGTATTCAATTTTATGATGGAATAACAACTTCAGAGATTCAAGAGATCCTGATTCGCAGTGCATCCGATTTGATTGATCTTGAGCATCCTAATTATCAATATGTTGCTGCACGTTTACTTCTCTTTGCTGTTCGCAAGCAACTCTATGGGAAGATGAAAGAACTTCCTACTATGGAGCAACACATTATTGATTGTGTTTCTGCTGAGGTTTACGATAGTGATATCTATAATAAGTATTCTCAAGAAGATATTGAACGTGCGGAATCATTTATTGATCATGACCGTGACTTTTTGTTTACTTATGCTGGATTGCGTCAGGTTGTTGATAAGTACCTCGTGCAAGATCGAAGCAGTGGTGGTGTATATGAAACCCCACAGTTTATGTACATGATGATTGCTCTGACTATCTTTGCAGAGTATCCCAAAGAAACCCGTATGTCATATGTCAAGAGGTATTATGACGCAATCTCCAAACACAAAATCAACATCCCCACACCAATCATGGCGGGAGTGCGAACACCACTTAGACAATTTGCTAGTTGTGTTCTTGTTGATGTTGATGACACCCTCGATTCTATCTTTAGCTCTGATATGGCTATTGGTAGATACGTTGCGCAGAGGGCGGGAATCGGCATCAACGCTGGTAGGATCCGTGGCATCAACAGCAAAATCAGAGGGGGAGAAGTTCAACACACGGGTGTTGTACCATTTCTCAAGAAGTTTGAAGCAACTGTCAGATGTTGCACGCAAAATGGCATACGAGGTGGATCCGCGACAGTCCACTTCCCAATCTGGCACCAAGAAATAGAGGACATTCTGGTTCTCAAGAATAATAAGGGTACGGAGGACAATCGTGTTCGTAAACTTGATTACAGCATTCAGATCAGCAAACTCTTCTATGAGAGGTTCATTCAGGATGGTGAGATTACGCTTTTCTCCCCGCATGATGTACCTGGACTTTATGATCGATTTGGACTCTCTGATTTTGATGATCTCTACTGTGCATATGAAAAGGATCCGTCCGTTAAGAAAAAAATTGTTAAGGCACAGGAACTCATTCTTAATCTTCTCAAGGAACGTGCGGAGACAGGTCGCATCTACATTATGAATATTGATCACTGCAACTCTCACTCATCCTTCAAGGATAAAGTTGAGATGAGCAACTTGTGTCAAGAGATTACACTCCCAACTTATCCTATTCAACATATTGATGATGAGAATGGTGAGATTGCTCTGTGCATTCTCTCTGCCATTAATGTGGGTAAGGTTAAGTCTGATGAAGAACTTGAGGATCTCTGTGATCTTTCAGTTCGTGGATTAGATGAATTGATTGACTATCAGAAGTATCCTGTACGTGCTGCAGAACTTGCTACAAAGGCACGTAGGTCCCTTGGAATTGGTTATATTGGTTTGGCACATTATCTTGCCAAACTCGGTTATGATTATTCATCACAAGAAGCATGGGATGCAGTTCATGGTCTCTCCGAGTCCTTCCAGTATTATCTTCTGAAAGCATCTAATCAACTTGCTAAAGAGAAAGGATACTGCGAAAACTTTGGTCGTACTAAGTATGCCGATGGAATTCTTCCTATCGACACATACAAGCAAGATGTAGACGAAATCTCTTCTATTTCACTTCAGCATGATTGGGAAACTCTTAGAGCATCTATCCAGGAACACGGTCTCAGGCACTCAACACTGTCCGCACAAATGCCATCGGAGAGCAGTTCCGTTGTGTCAAACGCAACAAATGGAATTGAACCACCTCGTGGATTCTTGTCCATTAAGAAATCCAAGAAAGGACCTCTTAAGCAGATTGTTCCACAGTATGCTACACTGAAGAATCATTACACCCTGTTGTGGGATATGAAATCTAATGAAGGATATATTAATATCGTTGCAGTAATGCAAAAGTTCTTCGATCAAGCTATTTCTGGTAACTGGAGTTATAATCCAGAAAATTATCCAGATAATGAAGTTCCAGTGTCTGTAATGGCAAATGACTTCTTGACTACATACAAGTACGGATGGAAAAATTCCTATTATCAGAATACTTACGATATTAAAACTGATGAAATTGTGGAAGAAAAGAAATCCGAATTGGAAAATCTAATTAATGAGTTAAGTTCAGTAGAGGAGGGAGAGTGTGAATCCTGTGCAGTTTAAGGTTTCTTCTGTGGAGAAAACTACTTCAGTCAAAGGTATGACTGTTTTTAACACTGAGCAAGTGAATACCAAGAAACAACCTATGTTTTTTGGTAAACCTCTTGGAGTTCAGAGATATGATTCCTACAAATATCCCGTCTTTGATAAACTGACTACTCAACAATTAGGATACTTCTGGAGACCCGAGGAGGTTTCTCTCCAGAAGGATCGTGGAGATTATCACACACTACGACCAGAGCAGAAGCATATCTATACTTCTAATTTGAAGTATCAGATCATGCTTGATTCTGTTCAGGGTCGTGGTCCTGGCATGGCATTTATTCCTTATTGTTCTTTACCAGAACTTGAGGCATGTATGGAAGTGTGGGGATTTATGGAGATGATCCATAGTCGTTCCTACACTTACATCATCAAGAATGTATACTCAGATCCTTCTGAGGTGTTTGATACTATTATCAACGACAATCGTATTCTTGAACGTGCTAAGAGTGTGACTGAATCGTATGATGACTTTATTCAATCAGCACAGCAGTATGGTGTATCCGATGCCTGGTTACACAATCTTGAGGGAGTTTCATACGCAAAAGAAACAATTAACGATGTTAAAAGAAAACTCTATAGAGCAGTCGCCAACGTTAACATTCTTGAGGGTATTCGGTTCTACGTTAGTTTTGCTTGTTCTTTCGCATTCGGTGAACTTAAGCTTATGGAAGGATCAGCTAAGATCATCTCTCTTATCGCAAGAGACGAAAATCAACACTTAGCAATCACCCAAAATATTCTGAATAAGTGGAAAGAGGGTGATGATCCTGAGATGAAGCAAATCATGAAGGAGGAAGAAGAGTGGACATATGCTATGTTTGATCGTGCAGTAAATGAAGAAAAACGTTGGGCAGACTATCTGTTCAAAGATGGAAGCATGATTGGACTTAATGATAAACTTCTTCAGCAATACGTAGAGTGGATCGCAAACAGAAGACTTAAATCAATTGGGTTGAAACCCCAATACGATATTGCAGCAAACAATAATCCACTTCCTTGGACTCAGCACTGGATTTCCTCTAAAGGTCTCCAGGTGGCACCCCAGGAAACGGAAGTAGAAAGTTATGTGGTTGGTGGAATAAAACAAGATGTAAAGAAAGATACCTTCAGTGGTTTCAAACTTTGATAGATAGGGGAGAGCAATCTCCCCCTTTTTTATGCCTAAGAATCAACTGACTAAAGACGAAATAAAAGTTCGTGTACTAAAATTAAAAGATAGATTGTATCGAGACCAACCGAGTTGGGACTCTAAAGGACTTGCCCATAAATACATCAACGAAGTCCTTGATATAATTGATGAGTACAGATATTGACTATGAAATCAAAAATATAGTTCCCTCTTCTAATAATTTTTTATATTTTTGAAATCCTATCCTATTTTCCTTAATATATGAAGTAACAGTTTCCCAAGTGGTTGTCCCATCACTCACTTTTACATTTCTGGATGTTGTGAGTGTTTTTTTATGCTCCTCTGTAAGTTTTTTTCCATACATAGGATTTCCTTCTCCAGAAAACATTTCACTTAATTTTTGTCTAACTTCTGGTCTTTTTGCTGGATTATTATCTCCAGTCATAAGTTTTCTTTTATCTTCTCTAAATTTATCATTTCTTAAAACAACTTCGTATATTCCTTCTCTTTCACTCACGAAAAATCTACCTTCTATATTTGTGTTATAATATTCATCAGTCAAAAGAACATCTCTTCTAAATTGTTCATATGTTTCATAATAAGACATAGATTTTTTATGTGGGCACAGATATAATATTTCTCTTAAAAAATTATCCCCACCAAGAAGTTTTACATCTTCATTTAGTTCATCACAAGAACCAAAATAATTTTTCCAATCACTTTCTTTGGTTTTTCTTCTTCCTGTTTTTTTATCTTTTCGTCTTGTCCAAAAAGATTTTTTTCCAATATATTTTCTTTCGTTAGTTAAATTTGTTATTAAATAAACAAATCCCTCCATACCTTTTGGAGTTTCCATAAAATCTTCGTCGTTATATCTCCAAGTCATAAAAATACTTTCTACCATTAAAACTATTTATACTGAAAATGTTTTTAAGATTACTAAAAATTATCAATTGGTTCTTGACTAGAAAACCAAGTGCTCCTATAGTGGATGAACCTACTTCCGAAAAGATTACTATGGAAACACAGATTGAACCTGTGGTGCAGATTCGTGATTGGGCACTTGAGAAAATTCAACTGCTTCATGATGCAGATCGTCATAAAAATGCACGGGCACTTGCTGCAGAATTTGATGAATGGATTAATATTCCTTATGGAACCAAAGAACTTGATTATCTTTGCTTAGAGGAAGAGGGTTGGGGAGATCAGGAAATCGATATTCGGTAAACCAAACCCTTGACAAATCCTAAATATTAACTTATTATGTAAAAATCCCTGTTATGAGCAGGGTTTTTTGTTATGAGACTTTGATTTTGATTTAGAGCCGTGGAGATTGCCTCTTGAGAAAGAGGTACACCCCTTTCTCTATACGGATGTAGAGTTCAACTAATTTTAATGCTTTTCAAAACAATTTCAATTCTTGCCGTTGCTATTTCAGGACTAGCACCCCTGCAAGCAAAGGCAGCAAGCGGATGTTCCCTTGCATCACATTATGGTATTGGTGACGGATATCACGGGCAGACAACTGCCAACGGAGAACAATTTAATGCTTATGGTAAATCAGTAGCACATAGATGGCTTCCTTTTGGAACTAGATTGCGTGTAACCAATCAATCAAATGGCAAGTCTACAATTGTGCGTGTTAATGATCGCGGACCTTATATTGCTGGTCGAGACCTTGACCTGTCTTATGGTGCATTCTCTTCTATTGCTTCACCAAGTCAAGGAGTCGCCAGAATCTGTTACTCACGGGTATGACGATCTAAAAACTGAATAAATACAGAGGAGTGGTTGCTACTCCTCTTTTTTTATAAATATCTAAAAAGTGTCTATAAAAATGCGATTTCAAGAAGAAATACTTGATGAAAGGACTTTGATGGTAGGAAAGAAGGTTAGACCTTCTGGAACCATGAATATGCGTGGTTCCGAAGGTGCCGCTAGAAGAGATGTATCTCGTGCTGGGTTTAGAAAAAAAGGTCCGATTCAAGATCCAAAAGTAGAAAAAAGTGGGAAGGATGTTCCTGTTTGGGTAAGAACTCACAAGTCTCCTGGTGACTATGCTGCTCATACTGCAAGGAAGCAGCATAGAGAGGGGGATAAACCGCAGAGTAAAGAATTAAAAAAGCAGTTTGGTAAAACTGGTGCTAAGAAAGATTCTCCAGTTCATGATATTACTGTTGGTTCTCCAAAATCTAAAGTAAAAGATCCCGGACAAAGAGCAAGACAATTTGTTGGTGCTCTTAAAGGTGCTAAAGATGCAGTAAAATCTAAAAAAGGCGTTGCTACAAATACACCAACTTCTATTGATTCTGCCAAGTCTAAGGGTAAAAAAAGTAGAAGTGGTGAGGAGGGTGCAGAACAAAGAGGTAGAATTTATAGCAAACTAGGTATGGGCGAAAGAAACCCAAAGACTGGTGTTCAGATGGCAAAACTAAGTGATTCCTTTAATGGAAAAACTTTTGGCGAATTTATATATGAGTGTTATACTATTTTAGAAGCAAAAAAACATCCCATTCCTGATGAAGAATATAAGAAATGGCAAAAAGATAGAGAGGAAGGAAAGGGGCCTGCAAGTAAAGAATTTGATGGTGTAAAATATCAGATGAGGGGAAAGGGTACTGATAAAAAAACTGGCAAAAGAAGATGGGCAGTTAGCACTGTTGCCGATAGAAAAAATCAGGGATCAACAAGAACTAAAAAAGAAAGGGAAACACAAGTTTCTCAAGATGAACTTCGTGATACTGCAAAAAAACAAATAGATAAACCAAATCCAAATGAAAGAGCAGCGGCCGCTTATGATGCGGAACAAACTAGAATGAGGAGAATAAACAAAAGAGTATCAAAAATAGGAAAAAACACAGGAGTTAAACAAAGTAAAGATCACATACAACCCCTGCAGAGAAAGACATCAAATCCTGATAACCAAGAGAGACTTGATAAAGTATTGCCAGGTCATAACAGTGATAATCTTGCCATAAAGGATCTATCAAAAAATTCTTCAAAACAGAATGATGCCCCTAAAAAAGGAGAGTCTGGATCTACTCTTACTAGAGCATCAGTAAAGAGAAAGCAATTGAATAGAGGTGATAAATTATTAGATAAAGTTGGTAGGGAAATTTCTTCAACTCAATCTGGAAGAGGATCTAGAGCTGCTAGGTTACTCAGTTATTTGAGAAGGGATAGAACACCAAGACCAGATACTGGTGCTGCAAGGAGAATGAATGCCGCCGGTAAGAAACTCAATCTACCAGACTAAATACAGAGGAGTGTTGCTACTCCTCTTTTTTTATGTTTAATTTTAACTTCGGAAAGAAGAAACCAGATAAGAAGCAGATAATCACTATAAGTCTCATACTCAGTGGTATTGTAGCAACCCTCTCACAGTGCTCAGGAGTGTCTCAGAAGACCCTGTGGGACCTTCTAGACGAGGCACAGAGGACTCTGTTCCCTCAGACCATAATCAACGATATCCTGCTCCAAGATCCTGGTGTGGTGGATCGTAGAGTCAAGAGAGATGTGGACAGAGCAATCAGAGAATATGAGGACTTGACAAGGGACTCAGAACCACCTAGAGTACCTTTGCCCAGGTTGATAGAGAAAGCTCTAGATACTTCTAAGTGTTATACTGAAGAGTGTAAGAAACTTGGAGGAGAAATGAGACTCTGTTCACCATGGCTTGACACTTGTAGAGAAGAGTGATATACTTAAAACATAATGACTCAATAGCTCAGATGGATAGAGCAACTGCCTTCTAAGCAGTCGGTCGTAGGTTCGAGTCCTACTTGAGTCGTTGGAGTTTATCTCCATATATAAAAGTGATAGAGGGTAAGTCACTGTTATATCCTTATGAGGTATATCACACTTACTCCATCAAATGCGGAATTAGTTCAGTGGTAGAACGTCATCCTTCCAAGTTGAATGTCACCGGTTCGAATCCGGTATTCCGCTCTGAACCTTCGGGTTCTTATTCCCTCTTGGCGCAGCGGTAGCGCAAACGACTGTTAATCGTAGGGTCCCTGGTTCGAATCCAGGAGGGGGAGTACCTCTGGTAGTCTATTGGTAAGGACAGGGTGACAATCCACATAGAAACTGGGTTCGATTCCCAGACAGAGGAAATGGGAGCATAGCTCAGCGGTAGCAGCGTCTGCTTTACACGCAGAATGTCGGGGGTTCGAATCCCTCTGCTCCCATCATAAATACTTCAAAAAGATAATGGACGAGTTATATCAATCATTACATAAAGCACAAACAAGTCTTTTCTGTTTAATGCAGAAAACATGGGTGTATCACTGGAATGTAGTTGGTTCTGATTTCTTCCAACTTCATGAAGCATTCGGTGATCAGTACACCACGATGCAAACTGAACTAGATAGACTGACTGAGCATATGAGATATCTTCGTATGAAAGCTATCTCACCAATCAGTAGAGTAGTTGAAACATCTGAGATTCCAGAAGCAGCATCAAACCCAACCGATAAACTGATGGTATCTCAATTGCTTTCTGATAATAAAAAAATAATTGAACTTCTGACTGCAGTTGTAGAAGAATCAGAAACCACAAAGCAATACACTACTTCAAATATCGCTCAAGATTTAATTGAAACTCATGGTAAATTTGTTTGGATGTTAAGGTCGTATTTAAAGGAATGAAAAATGATTTCTATAAGATGCAAGGATTGCAATAGAGAAATAACAGGACATCAAACTAGGACAGTAACCTGTGGTTGTCCTAATATGGCAACTATTCGTGGAGATAAAATTTCAGCACTTGACTTATCTCGTGTTGTTATGTTAAACTCATTAAAGGAAACACATAAAACAAATGTGTTATCCTCTCAAGATCTTGCTTTTCAGGAAGCAAGAAGACAACGTAAAGTTCGTAAACTGGACTTTGAAATTCGATAGGAAAGGTGGTCGAGTGGTTTAAGGCTCTAGTCTTGAAAACTAGCGATGTGAAAGCATCCGTGGGTTCGAATCCCACCCTTTCCGTTTCAAACTTAATATTTTCTTCAACAGTGTTACGGGATGAACACATTTTGTTGACAGTCAAAATCTCGTGATTAGTATATAATAGTAATACGCATCACAGACATGGACCAACATACCTATAATAATTGGGTCCGTATCAAAGAAACTTTCGAGTCTTCTGGAAATACCGATAATATGTTCTACAAGAGAGCAGTAGAAATAGTAAAGACCAGAAGAGATCCTCTTGCTAAATTTCTTGGAGATGAAAAGTGATGGAACCTCATGATGAGTTTATCAGTCGATCTGAAGTTCAAGAAATGATCGATGCTGCTATTGACAAACACAATAAAACTGCTACAATAATATCAGCAACAATCGGTTCGGTTCTGCTTTTCTTTTATGCCCACGGTGTTATTGCGATTATAGATAAAGTACGATGAGACATTTTGCTGGAGTATTACTCAACAATCAAGTGTTCTTATTCATCTTATGTTACCTCTTGACTATGGTTCCAATCCTTGGTATAATGATCGTACACAAAAACAAATAACCGGGATTAGCGCAGCTTGGTAGCGCATCTGTTTTGGGAACAGAGGGTCGCAGGTTCGAATCCTGCATCTCGGATTCATAATCACTTTATGAAAATGCAAGAACTAGAAAACCTTGAATCATTTACAGTCGAAGAGTTTCAAGCAGATTTTGACAATCTTATAGAAAGAGTTGAAAATGGTGAATCCTTTATTATCAAAGATGGAAATAGAAGTGCTGTAATAGTTCCTTACAACGAAACCATAAAGTACGTAGTAGAATCTATCGTGGATGATGAACTGATACACATTCACACAGATCACGAAGAAGGTTCGTGATTTTCTTGGGAGTATAGCTTAATGGTTAGAGCGCCCTGCTTATAACGGGGTAGTCTGGGTTCAACTCCCAGTACTCCTATTGCTCCTTTAGCTATCTGGTGAAAGCAACCGACTCATAATCGGTCTCAGGTGGGTTCGATCCCCTCAAGGAGCATAGGACAGATTGGCACCTGTCCGTCTTGACTTCTCCAAGTCAAACCCTTATAATACTAAGGTCAACAATCAAAAAAATGACTCTCAATTCCAAATTCAAGAAAGATGTCCAGACCCTTCGTGGTGCAGCAAACGGTGAATTTTATCTTGATGTAAAGAATCCGAAACTTTACAAAAAAGTTCGTCGGTACTATGAAAGTGAAGGTGTAGTATTTTCTGGTGATCCTCTGGATGACTATGAAATGCTGATGGAATATGTGTATAATGATCTGGAATCTGTTGAGGTAGCATGAAAGTAGTCAGGAAACCAACTGTTCTTATGGAACGATTTCCTTACCGTTATATCCAAGTTGGCACCTTGGAAATTAATGGTAAACCCGATTGCCGTATTCAAAAAGTAGATTCTTATACTGGTCGTTATCGGGATATGTATCTATGTGATAATGAAATGCAGTTGATGACTGCTATGGAAGATTTTGAATACACTAAATGGTTAGATCCAGATCGAGTTCCTTGTTATGTGGGAGACGATGATGATTAAATAGTCACGGAGAGACTTTAAAAGTACTGGTCGGGAGCAAACCCCTTATGTCTAAATCTGATCTACTTCGTTGGATTGGAAATATTCTCCTGATAATTGGTTATCAAACTATGTTATGGGGAGAATTTAAATATGGTTTAATGATAAAAGTTATTGGGGGATTACTCACAGTACCTTTTGCGATTAAACTTAAACTTTGGGATGTGCTATTCTTATGTGCATTCTTTGGTATTACCGAGATATCAAAGTTAACCCAACTTTTCTTAGTTTCTCAAAACTAAGTGGTGGAGTCAAAATGACCCCTTATGGTTTCTTGCTTTTCCTTAAGAGCAAGTGGTGCGGATGGGGAAGTTCTTTCTCCGCCTGGTTTCCAATTTCCAGTTAAAGAATTGGTGGCGAGCCTGAGTTACCGAAGAGGGGTTTACATGACCCCTCTTTTTTTGTATAATAGATAGTACAGAGATTATTAATTCTTTATGAGTCAATATGTAAAGAAAGCACTTGTTCTTGGTGCTGGTGGTTTTATTGGAAGTCACATGGTCAAACGACTTCGTGCAGAGGGATATTGGGTTCGTGGTGTGGATCTTAAGCACCCAGAGTTTTCTAAGACAGAAGCAAATGAATTTGTAGTTGGTGATCTAAGGGATATTAACTTTGTAGAACGAGTAATCCAATACAAAGGTGACAAGGGAAACTTCTATAACTTTGTTCCTTCACGATATCTTCAGGCATTTGATGAGATCTATCAGTTTGCTGCTGATATGGGCGGAGCAGGGTTTGTTTTCACTGGTGAGAATGATGCAGATATCATGCATAATTCTGTTACCATCAACTTGAATGTTCTTGAGTCTGTAAGGAAGTTTAATGATTTTCTTGGTAAGAATGTAACTAAGATCTTCTATTCTGGTTCTGCTTGCATGTATCCAGAGCACAATCAACTTGATCCTGATAATCCCGATTGTCGTGAAGAGTCCGCTTATCCAGCTAACCCAGATTCTGAATATGGATGGGAAAAACTCTTTTCAGAAAGGTTGTATTTTGCTTATCATCGCAACTATGGTATTCCTGTACGTGTTGCTCGATACCACAATATTTTTGGACCAGAAGGCACTTGGACTGGCGGTAGGGAAAAAGCACCTGCTGCTATCTGTAGAAAGGTAGCAGAACTTCCTCTGGTTGGTGGTACGATTGAGGTATGGGGTGATGGAGAACAGACTCGTTCATTCCTCTTTATTGATGAGTGTATTGAAGCAACTCGTCGCATGATGGATTCCAACTTCATCGGACCAGTAAATATTGGTTCTGAGGAGATGGTTACCATTAATCAACTGGTAGATACTGTTGCTAAGGTTGCTGGCATTCCTGTAAAGAGGCAGCATAAACTTGATGCTCCTCTTGGTGTTCGTGGTCGCAATAGTAACAACGATATTATTAGAAAAGAGTTAGGATGGGATTACTCCATGACTCTTGAAGAGGGAATCTCTAAAACTTATGCATGGATTAAAGAACAGGTAAACGCAATTATTTGATTATCATGAACCGCATTACAGATTATTCAGAACTTGAAACTCGTATTGTTTCTTGGTTAAAAGATTACGCACGTAAGTACAGTATTAAAGCATTTGTAATTGGTGTCTCTGGAGGTATTGACTCTGCAGTATCATCTACTCTTGCTGCTAAAACAGGTCTTCCTGTTTATGCTGTGGGTATGCCAATTCATCAGAAAGAAGAGCAAGAAACTCTTTCTGATGCTCATCTTGAGTGGCTTCAATCAACCTTTAGTAATGTCATCATCAATAAGTTTGATTTGACGAAAGTATTTGAAACATTCAAGTTTACGATGGGAGAACTTGGTACAGATACTCATGCACTTGCTAATACACGTTCTCGTATTCGTATGGTGACTCTTTATCAGGTTGCTACTTCTGTTGGTGGTATTGTTGTTGGTACTGGAAACAAAGTTGAAGATTATGGTGTAGGATTTTATACTAAATATGGTGACGGTGGAGTTGATATTGCTCCTATCGCAGATCTCTATAAGACTGAAGTATGGGAACTTGGTAGGCATTTTGGTGTAGATCAACGCATTATTGATGCCTCTCCTACTGATGGATTATGGGATGACGGACGAACCGATGAAGATCAGATCGGTGCTTCCTATGCTGAACTTGAAGAAGCTATGGAAACTGGAAGTGGTCCAGGTCTAGAAGCACTCATTAAGTTCAGTCAAATGAATCAACATAAAATGAATCCTATTCCTACATTCAAACTATGAAAATTGGCGTAATTGGTGCTGGCAGACTTGGTATTTGTTTTGCCCTGTTGTGTGAAGCAGCAGGGTATGACGTTCTTGTTTCAGATATCCGAGAGGATTATGTGAATGATTTGAACGAAAGAAAAATCAAGACCCATGAACCAGAAGTAGAAAACCTTCTCAAGGTTGCTAAAAACTTTAGAGCAACAACCAACAACAAAGAAGTGATTGATGAGTGTGATCTGATTTACACTCTTGTTGCAACTCCTTCTCTTGAAGATGGTTCTTATGATGTCTCTTCAGTTTGGCAAGTTGTTGATGATTTCCAAGACGTAACTAAAGCAAAATATTTTGTTGTTGGATGCACTACCAATCCTGGAGATTGTGACAACTTTAAAAAGCAACTGCCAAGTAATGTAAAAGTTTTCTACAATCCAGAGTTCATCGCACAAGGATCAATCATTAATGATCTTCGTACTGCTGACATGGTTCTTCTTGGAGCAGATCCATTTTCAGATAATGATCAGATTATTTCTGATATTAGAAGGTTGTATGAAAAGATTCAAACAACTCGTGCAATTGTTTGTTCTATGTCTACAACAGCAGCAGAGATCACTAAGATTGCTATTAACTGCTTCTTAACTACCAAGATCAGTTATGCAAACATGCTTGGAGATGTTCTCCATCATGCTGGTTGTGGGGATGAAGTTAGTACTGTGTTGACTGCTGTTGGAACAGATAGTCGTATTGGTAGAAAATATCTTGGGTATGGATTTGGATATGGTGGTCCTTGTCTTCCTAGAGATAATAGATCCTTTGCTGCATTTGCCAAGAAGGTTGGATTAGAATATAATCTTGGTACGGTAACTGACGAGATTAATAATCAACATGCAACATTTGTATGTGATTATTTTGAGAAAATGAATGCAAATAAGAAACCTTTTTACTTTGATTCTATCACTTATAAGAAAGGAACGGATATTCTCACAGAAAGTCAGCAATATCGTTTGTGTTTAGATCTTCTTGATCGTGGATATACTGTCTACATTCATAATGATAAGAAAGTTACTGATCAAATCTATGATTACATGATCACTTCTTATGGCGAAAGAGTTAAGTTTGTAGATAAACAAGAAAACATTACTGAACCATACTTTGTAGTAAATCTATGATTGGATATAATCGACTGGGAGTAAATGGAAGATTTGGAAATCAACTCTTCCAATATGCTGCTCTCCGTGGTATTGCAGCAAAACATGGATATGAATGGTGCATTCCTGAAGATAGTGCAAGAACTGCAAACTATGGAATGCATCATCCATTCAAACTCAAACATTTAAAGAATGTTGGTCAGGTGCCTTATCCTACTCGGGATGAGGCTCATTTTCATTTTGATGAAGACTTGTTCAATACCTTTCAAGATAATATGAACTTGGATGGATATCTTCAGAGTGAGAAATATTTCAAACATATTGAAGATGAAATCCGTGAAGACTTTGAATTTATTGAGGAGATTCAAAAACCTTGTAGAGAATTTATCGAAAAGTTTGAAAAGGTTATCTTTCTCCATGTTCGTCGTGGTGATAATGTAGGTAGAGAACATCTTCATCCGGTTCCAACATTTGATTACTACTCAAAGGCACTTGAGTATTTTGATGATGATGTTATGGTTCTTATCTGTAGTGATGATGTTGCTTGGTGCAAAGAACAAGAGTTTTTCTCTGGAGAGAGATTCTTGATTAATGAAAATATAGAACAATATTCTCACAAGTGTATGGAAGGTGATGGTGTTTATCGCAATTCATTTATTCCATATACTGATTTGTGCTTGATGAGTTTATGTAATGGTGCTATTATTTCACCAAGTACTTTAAGTTGGTGGGGAGCTTGGTTACAAAATCCTCGTACAAATCATGTGGTCGCACCTGATCCTTGGTTTGGTCCTCAACTATTAAAAGATAACGACACGAAAGACTTACTTCCCGATGATTGGATTAAACTATCTTGGTAGAATGGGACAACTGGGAAACCAGATGTTTCAGTATGCTGCTGTAAAAGGAGTTGCAAGAAATAGAGGATATCAATTTACTATTCCTCAACATGATAATTCTGTTAAAGACTCTTTAGGAAACACTCTTAAAATTGAATTATTTGATGCCTTTGAGGTCCAACCAGATAGTGTTGGATTTCTCTTGGCAGATGCTGCTCGTAGTGAAAGAGACTTTTCTTTTGATGAGGATTTGTTTAACAACTGTTCGGATGGAGTTTCCTTAGTTGGATATTTTCAAAGTGAAAAGTATTTTAAACACATAGAGGATGATATTCGAAAAGATTTTATCTTTAAGAAAGAGTATTATGATGCATGTGAAGAAGCAAAACCCTTATTGGATAATCCTATTGCTTTACATATTCGTAGGGGAGATTTTTTGATTAACTCTGGCAATCATTACAACTTATCTTTGAGTTATTATGAGAATGCTTTGAAAGAGTTTGATTCTGATAGACAGGTAGTTATATTTTCTGATGATCCTAAGTGGTGTAAGCAACAAAAATTATTTGAAAGTGATAGGTTTTTAGTTGCTGAGACAGGTCATTCTTACGTTGATATGTGTTTAATGTCCATGTGTTCTGATTATATTATTGCCAACTCTACATTCTCTTGGTGGGGTGCTTGGTTATCTCAAAATAAAAATAAGACAGTTATCTATCCAAATAAATGGTTTGGTCCAAATAATATAGATAAGTCTACAAAAGATTTGTTTCCTGAAGAATGGAGAATGATTAATGAAAACTGATTTAAAGAACACTACATTTATCATTCCTCTAAGGATTGATACTGGAGATAGACTTCGTAATGTAATCCTTACAACATCATATCTTCTTCATAACTTTGATACTAATGTGCTCATCAAAGAAGTTGATTCTGAACATAGATTTGAAGAGTATGCACTACCAATTATCAAAAGGTTAGTCGATACAAGTAATCTCCGACATATCTTTGAGGAAGAAACAAGAACAGATGATTCGTTTCATCGAACTAAAGTTCTGAACGATATGGTGATGGAAGCATCTACTGAGATTGTAGTGAACTACGACACTGATATTATTCTTCCATTAGATTCTTATACTCAAGCAGTTGAAATGCTTCAGGGAGATTATGATGTTGTTTATCCTTATCGTTTTGGAAATCATGGAGAGAGGAAAGTAAATCTTGGATTTACGATTGAAACCCAAGAAGATATGAATAACTTTGAGAATGATGATTTCGTTTCTCGTTTTATAGGTTCTGGATATAACTGCACTTGTTTTGATGATCGATTCTTTTACTATCCCAGTAATCAAGGATTAGGTTGGGCTGAATATGGAATGGTTCAGTTTTTTAATCGTCAAGTTTATATTGATGGGTATTTGGAGAATGAAGGATTTATTGCTTATGCTCCAGAAGATGTAGAGAGACATCACAGATGGAAAGTTTTGGGTTATAATATTGGTAGAGTTGATAATCATGCATATCACTTAGAACATCAAAGAACTCAGAATTCTTGGTATCACAATCCTCATATGCAAAATAATAACCAGTTGTGGGAATACCTGAAGAATCTTACTAAAGAACAGTTAATTGAGTATTATGAAAACCAGGAGTATGTGAAGGAGAGAATCAAATGAATTGGCATCTTGTAACTTATGCAGATGAAAAGTTTGCAGATCAACAGAAGTTTCTTCACCAGACTCATAGAGAAGGATTTATACACCATCCCTATAATAAATGGTGGATAGATAAGACAGATTTTTATAAAGAAAATCAAACCATCTTAGATGATTCAATAGGTGCTGGGTGGTGGATTTGGAAACCTTACATCATTTTAGATACTATGAAAAATAGTAATGAAGGTGACTTTATTATCTACTGTGACTGTGGAGATATGTTCTCACCTGGATTAAAATCATATGTTGAGTCTACAGTTTCTGAAGATGATGTATGTCTATTGCTTGTAGGTAATAATAAGAATGGACACTATACTAAGAGAGATTGCTTTATCAAAATGGATTGTGATGAAGCAGACTACCATGATTCCAATCAATTAGAAGTTGGATTCTTAGTTTGGAAAGTTTGTGAAGAATCTATTCGAGTTGTCTCTGAATGGTTGAAGTATTGCACTGATTATCAAATCATCAATAATGAACCCAGTGTTCTTGGTGATGAGTTACCTGGATTTGTTTCTCATAGAAATGACCAGAGTGTTTTAACCAATCTTGCAATTCGTGATGGACTTACTGTTGGTGGACCGGAATATAGAAACTATGTGGAATGTGATTATGATTATTGGTATGAGAGAGGAGGAAAAGGTTTTGGTAGGGAAATTGATTCATTCTTGATGAGGATCAAAGATGCATAGTATAGTTCTCACCGTTCATAATAAGGAGTGGTTAATTGAGAAGGTAATTGAAGGTATCGTTCTTAATACGATAGAACCTTACGAACTTATTGTTGTAATCGATGGGTGTACTGATAACTCTGAGAAAGTTATCTGGGATACTCTTAGCGGAACTCCAGTCAATAGAAAGTTTATCTATGCACCAGATGTCTTTGAAACAACTGCAAATAATCTAGGAATGAAAGCAGCAAAGGGTGATAAGATTATTATCGTTCAAGATGATATGATTATTAAAGAGAAAGGTTGGAATGTAAGAATGGAAAAACCATTCAAAGTATTTGATGATGTCTTTGCAGTAACTTCAAGAACTGCACATAACTGGATCTCAAATCCAAACTCAAATCACCTGGGAATGGAAGAGGATCTAGATACTTGTTGGTGTGATATTGTAGATCATATTGATCATGCAGATAGGAAACAAGGACTTCCAAGAGATGTATTTGCTGTTCGTTGCTCAGTAAATCGTGGTCCTTTGATGATTGATCATGAAGATCTCAAGAAACTTAACTATCTTGATGAAGCATTTGCTCCTCAAGATATGGATGATCATGATCTTTGCTATCGTGCATATAAAGAACTTGGTAAAGTTGTTGGTGCATACTGGATTGATTATGAAAGTGAGGATTCTTGGGGAGGCACCAGAGTAGAAACTGGATCTCCTGCTCCGTGGTTATTGAAAGCACATCATAAAAACACAAAGATCTTTTATGACCGTCATAAGGATCTAATAAATACACGAAGGATTATTGAAAATAGGGAATTGATTTAATGAAGATTGATTTGGACCGGTGGCAGATTGCCCAAGACACAGAATTTGCACATCATCAAGATCTTAGATTGGAAGCATATAGTCATGCATCTATGATTATTGCAAAGTATCTTGAGATTAACTACGAGGAAGATTTTAAAGATAAGGTTATTGTAGAAGTTGGTGGTGGTCCAAGAGGATCTATTCTTCATACTAAAGGAAATTTTAAAAGAGGTATTCTGATTGAACCTCTGATCGATCGATGGCCTGTTGAAATTAGGAAGGATTATGAGGATATTGGTGTAGAAATTATTGCTGCTCCTTATGAAGACTTGGAAATTGATGAGCAGATCGATGAGACGTGGTTTTTTAATGTTATTCAGCATGTGATTGATCCACAAGAGCAATTAGAAATCGCAAAGAAAACTTCTAAAATCATTCGTGTTTTTGAAAGTATTGGAAGTGCTGTTGACACTGCACACCCACACTTAATTACTGATGAAACTTTTATTGAAGTTCTTGGTGACTTTGGTAAGATCTTTAAGGGTGGAACAGAGTCGGGATTCCACAGTGCTGATTGTTATTATGGAACATGGTATGCGTCTGATAACGTTTAGTCTTTTTGGTGATAATCCTCTTTATTGTGTTGGAGCAGTAGAAAACGCACGTCTTGCAAAACAAATCTATCCAGATTGGATTGCAAGATTTTATGTTGCTGAAGATGTTCCCGAAGAATACGTTTCTCAACTTAAGGATCATGATGCTGAGGTATTCATTTGTCGTAGAAATAATTCTTATGATGGTTTAAATTGGAGATTTAGACCATTCATCGATGACTGTGTGGACTTTTGGATTAGTAGAGATTGTGATAGTAGATTAAGTTGGAGAGAACGCAGAGCAGTTGATGAATGGATGCAATCTGATAAGTCCACTCATCTTATGAGAGATTGTCATAATCATGGATACTCCATCATGGCAGGCATGTTTGGTATAAACAATAAGTTATTTCATGAACGATATGGTAAAATAGATCTTGATAATCCATCTGCAAATAGAAGAGAAGATGATCAAACTGTTCTTCATAATTTAATTTGGCCTGTGATTAAATTTGATCACTTGTGCCATGATCACTGGAAAAACTCTAAGATTGTAGGTCAACCAACATACCAAGAAGGGGATCATGTTCACTGGCAAAATGCTTATGGTGTTGGATTAATCAACTATCTCGAAAGAGAAGTGTATAATCAACTTAGAGAAATCTATCCAACTCATCAAGATAGTCGTCCATTTCCAGAGCATGAACCTATGGAACATGGGATATTCGTTGGGCAGATTATAGAAGCAGATGGAACACCAAGAATGAATACTGATGTTCGTTGGGAATATGAACTAAGAGGATTGTCTTATGAGTAAGTTTCATATTATTGGATCAGGTGCATGTGGATTCTTGAGGATTCATTATATCCTCAAGAATTTTATGTCAATCAAATATAAAGGTGGTGGTCCGAAGTATCAGAATAGTTTCGAGACATGGAACGAGAACGGACTGATATGGGATTCGGAATCTTTATCAAAAGAAGAAAGACTTCGCAGAGTTTCTTTACAGGATACAACTACAAATATTACTCATTCATATCTGAAATATATTCCAGAGTTTCTCGAACTTCACCCAGACATTAGATTTTTATGTCTAAGAGGGAGAAGAGAACATTCAATTAGATCTCTTGCAACTTCATGGGGATATCGTAATCCATGTTATGTAAAGGATAGATCTATGGGTGTTGGGCATAATCGATATGCAGTTGATCAGTTTCCAGATCTGAGTGATTCTAAGGATGAGTTTGAAGCAACTGAAAGATATTGGGATGAGTATTATCAAATTGCAAATGAAATGCAAGAAAAATATCCTAATAACTTTGTTATTGTGGATGCTCCAGAGTTCTTTTCCAATACTGAATATCAGATAAATTGTCTTAGTATATTTGATATAAATCTTGATATTGGTAAGGGTGGAGTTAAAGCACTTCAACTACCAATTAATTTCAAAGAAGAAACAATCACTACAACACTTCATGGTGGGTTGGGAAATAATCTTTTTCAAATGGCAGAAGTTATTTCTTTCTGTAAGAAGTTTAATCTACCAGAACCAAAATTTGGAACTTGGGATCTTCTGAACGGTGGAGGTAAGTATCCTTCATCCTATAATGCAGATAGATTATTAGGTGGTCATGATGGATCTCATAGGGATATTGCTTCTTGTTTTCCAAACTTAAATTGGATGGGTAATTTGCAAGCAAACTTTGATACTAAGTTTGTTGTAAATGATATGTTTAGGTTTGGTGATGTTGATCAACTTGAATATGTAAGGGAAAAATTATCTGTAGAAACATATACAAAACCAAATACAGTTTCACTTCATCTTAGATTCTGCACACGCCCCGCAGATGATCATGTAAATGGTTATGTGGACGATGAGTTTTATTTGAAGGCACTATCAACCATGCCTATTGATAGTACGGTTTATATCTTCTCTGATGATAATCGAATGGCAAGGAATAAGTTGAGTTGGTTTAGAAGTAACTTCGTACAAAACTTTGAGATCTTTGTCGGTGATGCTTTCCAATCACTTAAGAAGATGGTAGAATGCGAATATCATATTCTACATGTATCTACTTTTAGTTTCTGGGCTGCATTTCTAGATCCTAATCAACCAAATGATAAGGTAGTTTATCCACAATCTTTTACTCAAACTCACAGTAACAATATGATTCCGTATAAAGAGTGGCAGATGTTATGAATTGTATAGTTTACCTAGTTAGATCATCTGATCAAGACATAGAAGATTTTAATAAATCTCTAAGATTAGTAGAAGAAAATCTTATACCTTATACAACTAGTACTGATGTATTGGTATTTTGTGAAGAATCTTTTGAGGAATATAAATCTAAGATCCAGACAAACTTAAATCTTAGGTATGAGACCATAGAGTTTAAAGTCCCTGATTATCCTCAAGAAATCTTAGATCAAATTCCAGAGTTCTTTCCACATCCTACTCATGGAAATGGTCCTGTGGATTGGGGTCATCCTGGATTCTCTATGGGATATCGTCATATGTGTAGATTCTTCTCTGGAGAACTTTACAATTATAGTGTTATAAAGGAATATGATTATTACTTGAGATTAGATACTGATTCCTTTATTCATACTCCACTTAACTATGATATTTTTAAGTGGGCAGAAGAGGTTGGATGTTACTATGGATATATCGAACCTGCTATTCAAAAAGATAATCCAAAAGTAATTGAAGGGTTGTGGCAAACAGTTAATGAACTCATTCCAGAAAACTTTATTGAAGAGGGAATGATGTTCTATACTAATTTTGAATTAGGTAAAGTGTCATGGTTCTTGACAAGTGAATACATGAGATTCTATAATGAATTGGATAAAACTGGTGGGTTTTATACCAAGAGGTGGGGTGATGCTCCGATCAAATATCTTGGAGTAAATCTTCTCATGGAACCAGAACATGTTATTTCAGTTAAAGGTTTTACATATCAGCACGGTGCAGTTTATACAGTCTAATGGATAAAAACAAATCAACATTTAAACTTAAAAACTTTGGACCCATCTATTATCTCAATCTTGACGGGCAACCAGAAAGAAGAGAGTATATGGAAGACCAGTTTAAATACTGGGAAATTGAAAACTATACTCGCATCTCTGCATATGATGGTAGAGAAGATGACTTAAGTGACATCATCAAAGGTAGGTATCCTGAGATGATGTCTTCTGGTGAGATTGGATGTGTTACATCTCACCTGAAGGCTATCAAACACTGGTATGAAACTTCTGATTCTCCTTATGCAATCATTATGGAAGATGATTGTAATTTAGATCTTGTAAGGTTTTGGAACTTTACTTGGGATGATTTTTATTGTCGCATTCCTTATGATTGGGATGTAGTTCAGATTGCAATCATTTGCACAGGAGATATTCACATCAAAGTTCATAAGAGATTTGTGAATGAGTTTTCCACTGCTTGCTATATTATTACTCGTCATCATGCAGAGAAATTACTGCGTCTTCATGTAAGAGGTGATAAGTATAAACTGGATAATGGAGTTAAACCAAGACCTGTTGCTGATGATTTGATTTACAACTCTGGTAATACCTATAGTCTTCCTCTTCTTCTTTATCGAATTGAATTGGGATCTTCTATTCACCCTGAACATATCGATGCATTCCATAGAGGAAACTATGATGGTCAGATGAACTTCTGGAGTCAGAAAGGTGCCCAATTAAGTATTGATGAATTGATGGATTATGATCCTTATCTTGGTAGAGTTGTGGAGAGTTCGGTTCCCTCACCGAACACTTGACACCCTCAAAGTAATCCCTTATACTAAATAAGTACTTAAGAATTCTGTTGTAATTCTTAATCTTTGTCCTATAGTACAAACAAAACAAATCTATGAAACTCAAACAACTGATGCTTGCACCTGTTGCTCTGGGAATGGTTGCTCCTGCTGCGATGGCGGCAGACCTTAATATGAATGGGGTCAACCAATATTCCTCCGAGCAGGTTACAAGTGTCACACAATTTTCTGATGTTCGTCCCACCGATTGGGCATATCAGGCACTCAGTAACCTTGTAGAACGTTATGGTTGCGTTGCTGGTTATCCCAACGGCACCTTTGGTGGTGGTAGTGCGATGACCCGTTATGAGGCAGCAGCACTTCTGAATGCTTGCCTTGATCGTGTGACTGAAGTTACCGATGAACTGAAGCGTCTTCAGGCAGAATTTGCACAAGAACTTGCTGTTATTCGTGGTCGTGTAGATAAACTGGAAGCACAAGTTACTACACTTGAGGCACAACAATTCTCCACCACTACCAAACTGCGTGGTGAAGCAAACTTCGTGATCGGTGGTGTTGATAATTATCAAACCAAAAGTGGTGATGCAACTCGTACTGCATTCAACTACGATCTGCGTCTGAATCTGGATACCTCGTTTACTGGTAAGGATCTTCTTCGTACTCGTCTGCGTTCATCTAACTTCAGCAGCAATCCTTTTGGTTCTAGTTCTTCAGTATTCAAACTGGACAAAGCAGACAACACTGTAAGTGAAGTTGGTAACAACGTAGTTATCGACCGTCTGTTCTATCAGTTCCCTGCGTTCAATAACACTACCACTCTTACTGCTGGTGCTCTTGTTCGTAATACTGAGATTGCTTGGTTGCCTACTGCTTACAAGTCCAACATTCTTGACTTCTTCCAAGTTGCTGGTACTCCTGGTGTTTATAACAAGGCAACTGGTTCTGGTTTCGGTGTTCAGTACGGCAAAAAAGGTCTTGTTGCTGGTGTAAACTATGTTGCCCAAAACGGTAGCGATAGTGCAACTGGTGAGTTTGATCGTTCTGGTGCTCTCAACACCCTGGCACAAATCGGTTATCGTGGCACTAACTGGGGTGCTGCATTTGGTTATCGTTATGGTACTGAAGGCACTCGTGTTCGTACCTATAACGGTCTGGACGGTGCTTCTGGTACTCTGGTTCCTGGTCAAACCTCTAACGGTTATGCTGTGAACGCATACTGGCAACCCACCCAATCTGGTTGGGCACCTTCCATCTCTGCTGGTTATGGTTGGAATACTGTAAGTGGTACTCCTAGTGATGCTACCAACAGTCAGTCTTGGTTTGCTGGTCTTCAGTGGGAAGATGTATTTGTTGATGGTAACTCTGCTGGTGTTGCTATCGGTCAAGCACCTACTGGTGAAAACCTTGAGAAAGCAACGATGCTTGAGATCTTCTACAAGTATCAAGTATCTGACAACATCAGCATTACTCCCGCTATCTTTTATGCTAGTGACAACCAACGTCTTGCAGACAATTCCTCTAACTGGGGTGGTGTAATTCAGACCACCTTCAAGTTCTGATAAGTCAGCAAATCTAAACAAAATCTTAAGGAGGGGTTGACACCCCTCTTTTTTTACTATATACTGTTGTTGTAAATCTTAATAAAGATAATGACTGTTACTAAAAATGAGTTCGGGCAAATGAATATGTTTGCTAAAGAACCTTCGATGTATATGACCAAGGAAGACCTTGATCGTTATGGTATCGAACCATATGCTGAGAAAGCGGAGAAAATGAATGGACGTTGGGCTATGGTCGGTATTGTTGCTGGGGCTATTTCTTATGCTCTCACTGGCAACCTCTTCTTTGGAGTAGTTTGATACTTGACTATGACCCCAATTATCTTTACAATAACATCTGTTGCCTTCTTTGTTTTGTTGGCAATTTCCGTAGAAAAACTTTGTGAGACTTACTAATGACCATTTTTAATGTCACTCTTCAATCTCCTGATGGTACAGAAACTACTATTGAATGTGCCGATGACCAATACATCTTGGAAGCAGCAGAAGAGGCAGGTGTTGACCTCCCTTCATCGTGTAAAGCAGGTGCTTGTTCCACCTGTGTTGGAAAACTCATCTCTGGTACAGTCGATAACGAAGAACAATCATTCCTTGATGATGAGCAACAAGCAGAGGGTTGGGTCCTCACTTGTGTTGCTTATCCTACAAGTGATTGTGTAATTGTTACCGAACAGGAAGAGAACGAGAACCTGTGACAGCAATTCAACCATCTTCCGTCGATATGCTGGGTCAATTCTCAATTGCCCTTCATGAATTGATTGACAGTGGTGCTTGGGATCGAAATGTAGAACTAGAAGTCAAGATTGCTGGCACTCTCAAGAATGATAAGTTTATTGTAATTAAACCTATCAAAGAAAAAATGGTCTGTAATCCAGACCCAGAACTTAAACAAAAACACCCCTATCAAGGAGAAAACAAATGAACGAAAGAGCAGAACGCATTAATGGTTGGGCAGCGATGATTGGTATCGTTGCTGCTATGGGATCTTATGCCCTGACAGGTCAGATAATTCCAGGAATCTGGTAAATTTATAAAGGAGGGTTTATCCCTCCTTTTTTAATAAATAGATGGTCGAATAAATAATAACGATGAGAATAGATCTCCATAATTTCTTTTTACATTATGATCCAAAAAACCCAAAGCACGTTGCTGCGGTTGAACAACTTGAAGTAGATCTTGCTAGTAGAGAACCAGATTTACTTGAAGATGAATCTAATTGGGTAAGAATTTATAGAACAAAAGCAGAACCAACAGTTCCTGGAGTTCTCAACGTTCCTTATTTTCCACAGACAGATAATTACAGAGACGCAAACAGAACCTGTAATTCCTCTTCCTGTGCTATGGTATTAGAGTATTTCAAACCTGGCACTCTAGTAGGACCTAAAGGCGATGATGCCTACGTTAGAAAAGTTTTCTCAGTCGGTGATACGACTGACCACACAGTTCAGACAAAAGTTCTGGACTCTTACGGTATCAAATCACACTTTAGTTACAATCTTTCTTTTGCTGATCTTGATCGTGAGCTTGCCGCTGGAAGACCTGTTGTTATTGGTATTCTTCATCGGGGGACTTTATCTAATCCCACAGGCGGACACATGGTAGTTGTGATTGGTAAGAAAGGTGATGATTATATTGTAAATGATCCTTATGGATCATTGAATGATGGATACACTGGACCAGTAACCAACGGTAAAGGTGCTGTATATAAGAGATCTGATCTTACCCATCGTTGGTTGGAAAATGGAAGAGATAAAACTGGATGGGGTAGAATCTTTGATGTAAAAAAGTAGATAAGACATCACAAATTCCTCAGTGTGGTGTCGATTTAATTAAAGAGTTTGAAGGATGTCACTTGCAGTCTTATCCTGATCCTCTAACTGGAGATCTTCCAATCACAATTGGTTGGGGTTCTACCAGAAAAAGAAATGGACAACCATTCAAATTGGGAGAAAAGATTACTCAACTCGAAGCAGATGATTTATTAGAGTATGATATTGAAAGTAAATTTCTTCCTTCTTTAGAAAAAATTCCCCACTGGAATGAAATGAATGAAAATCAAAAAGGAGCTCTTCTATCTTTTGCTTATAATCTTGGTGCTAATTTTTACGGGTCTTCCGGTTTTAATACCATAAGTAGAGTACTTAGGAATAAAGAATGGTCTAATGTTCCTAATACTTTAATAATGTATCGCAATCCTGGTAGTAATGTTGAAGTTGGATTGTTAAGAAGAAGAGGTGCTGAGGGTAAACTCTGGAGTTCTTAATGTCCTTCTTGTTTATGAATCCAAGTCTTCAATTCGTGAAGATATTTTCTTAAAGCATCTGCTTTTTCCAAATGCCAAATTTCACCACTCTTGAAATATTCTTGAGTGTGATTATCTATTGCTTTTAAAATATTATGTATCGGTGCATTCCAAGGTTCCCTTTTGGGAGTATTCCATTCCCTTGGCATCGTGGGAAAGCAGTTTTAAGTATTTAGTGAAAACCCCTTGACAGGATTTCAACACAGTGTTATGATAAATACAACAACACGTTAAGGAATGTAACAGTTCTTTAATGTTTGCAACTCCCGTTAACCGAGACCTATGGGAGTATAAATGCGTCTCTCATACCCACACTGGAGGGTGGTGTGGGGAATAATGTAACATCCAGAACCCCCTGGACTTTTACTTACCCTTTAACGAAAATGACTGCTTCTATTGCACAACGCAATCTTACCAACCCATGGGAATCTTTTTGCCAGTGGGTTACTTCAACCGATAACCGCATTTATGTTGGTTGGTTCGGTGTTCTGATGATTCCAACACTGCTTTCTGCAGCAATTTGTTTCATCATCGCCTTCATCGGTGCTCCCCCTGTGGACATCGATGGCATTCGTGAACCTGTTGCTGGTTCACTCATGTATGGAAACAACATCATCTCTGGTGCTGTTGTCCCTTCAAGCAACGCTATTGGTCTTCACTTCTATCCTATCTGGGAAGCAAATTCACTTGATGAATGGCTATATAACGGTGGACCATTCCAATT